TGGGGTTTTTCAAGCATGATGACAAAGTCAAACACAAACTTGAGAAAGCGCTACAAAAGGGCTAGTGGACCGATTTCAGCAGCAGCCGCAAGGGCGCTCTCCAAAGCACCGGTTACTGCTGGCATGAGTTTAGTCATGCCAGTCCACTCAGCTGCCACTCCGGCGGCAGCCGCAACACCAACCTCGATTGCCTCGAAGACACCGGGAGCTGGTTTGGTCTTGGTCGCTCCAGGATGGGATCGGCCAGTGATCTCATAGTGAGCAGTCACCTCCCAGAAAAAGTAGCGATTGCTACCCGCAGTATCTAGGAGGATCATGAGTGAATCACAAGCCGCTCCAGCAGTTCCGGAGTAGTTGCCCCAGAATTCCTCGGGGTGGTCACCAATGGGCAGATAGTTAATCTTGACCCATTGGCCGGCCCTGATGGGGACCGTACCGACCTCGGCGGAATTTATGTAGTCTGCGTAGGTCTCGGACTGGCTGTCGGAGTTGTAAGTGAATCGATTACGAGTAGTGTAGGCGAGTCCACGCACGTCTTCGGCGCTATCGGAAGGGAGGAGCTTAATCTCGGCAGCGACAAGTCGCCACTCAAGGAGACCGTCCTCGGCAGCTCCAAAACTGGCGCTGGCATAAGGGGAGTCGCCATTGGTGCAGTTAACACCAGTGGTTGTTCCTCCAACTCCGAGTGCGGTGCCGATGGCTCCAATGCAGGCGGCGTCGGTGTGAACCACGCCGCAACCATTCGAAGTAACGAAATTACCGGGGTTAAGGCTGAGGAAGCCCCGGTGTTCTGATGTATCATCGCTGGTGACGACCGATCCTCGAGCAAAGACCTTGAGCTTGGAAGTCGGTGGAGCAGGGAGGGTTGGGATTCCAACCGAGGGCTGCGACCTAGGATTGCAAAGGAGTTTGCAATAGTCGCTGCAGTGGGCTGGCATCTGAGCCTTCTGTCCAGTCTTCTTCTTCGGGGCATTCTTTTGGTTCTTCTTGTTGTTTTTGTTAGGCATTCTTTTAGTAATGTGTTTTAGCTGTTGTCAAACAGTATTGAAAACCCGGCGGGGCGCCAACACAAACGCCCCAGGGGACTATTATAACCCGTCCCCAATTCACCACCACCACCCGCCAGCAGGGTTACGCCATGTCCACCCTGGCCATTCGCTCAATATGAGAGCTAGTGACCATGTATGGCAATGACGTTGCACCCTGCAAGGCAATTGTAAACTCCTCCTCATCCGTGCTGTCGAATGAGTATCTTAGGGAAAACCAATCCCATGTGTCGTCAGAAGGGTCCTGGGGAGTTATTCCAGGACCAACAAGCCACCGCCGAGATGGCTTTTCTAGACGATACTCCTCAGGTATCATCTGGCTGACTACATCAACATATTTGCGAATGAACGGTACGAAGGAAAAATCACGAAAGGAGTTCAACACCCCGGCGTAATCTTTCCACCGTACGTCTTCAGGCACATCCCGCATGGACCAGCCGATTTTACTGAGCTGTCGTCCGGGCAATGGGTACCAGTACATGTCTCCGTCAACAGGAGCGAAGGCTCCTGATAGAAAAGTGACTGCCGTGGCATCCCGGGTGATTTTTAGGGTCACCTTGTACCCGTAAATTCTCAAGATGTGCGCTGCAACGATGTCCTCCATCTCACTGACAGGAACACCATCGGCGATGAGTTTTCGCACCATATCTTGGATTTCTTTCGCTACTAAATCCGTCAAGATAGAATTACCGCACTCCGTATCCGGGTCGCCCGACCGGACTCTGTAGGAGTGTTGATAGGTGATTCCAAAACGCCTGCTGATAGCTACCGTTGTTTTGGCAGCATCCATAGCAAGTCGTTGTATGGTGCGTGGTATCACTCGCAATAATCTTTTGTATATTCTCCATTTGGCGGTGAAAAAGCCCTTATTCATATGAGAATCGTGCCTCTCCCCATCCGCCTCAATGAATACACCATCGACTATGATTAGCTGATCGTCTCCACAAATGGCGCGGCCGCTAGTCTCCATAGCAGCTTCAAACCATTTCCCGAGGTCACGACTGGTGCTACCGCTAGCCAATAAGACGTTACCGGGCAACTCGTTGTAGGCGGCCTTGATTACGTCTCTAGCTTTGTAGAAGTAGTTTCCCCATTGAACGTTAAATTCATCTGAGGCTCCAGTTATGACTCTTGGGTCGTACTCACCCTTGGCTATCCGCATGATTTTCTCCACTTTCATGAAGCAATTGCGGAGTATGGTCAGGAACCAGGTGTTTGCCTGGTCCCTGACTTTCTCAAGGGCGCGGATGTGGTTTCCCTGTCGTCCGGACGGGAAACGACCATTCCACTCATCAAAGTCAAGATCATCGATGTCGTTCGACGGACCAAATATCTCCAGGTATTTGGTGACTTTACCGTCGAATTCTTCCAGGTCAGGGGCCGGGGTGGCGGCCAACTGCCTATTCCTAGCACCCACCATCAAGTTATGTTGGCATGGTAGGGCAACCGAGGGCAAGTAACCCCCGAAGACAACTCCAACCGCAAAGAGCATGTCTTTAGGTTCATCAGTTTCCACCCAGACCTCCGGGTCCTTCAGGTGAATCTCACATCCCTCCCCAAGAGGTTTGAGTGGGCGATTGGAAACATAGCCAGGTAAGCCAAAACGAGACGGTAAGGGGCCGTCATAGTAAATCTTGCTGAACCTGTCTGCGATGTATTCCTCTCGAACCTCAACGGGAGTGGCATATGCCAATTTTGGCAACGCCATGATTGTGAGTAGGGTGGCACCAATTCGTAGCGGCAAAAGGCCGCTGTAGTCTAGGCCCCAGGCGCATACAATGTGGCTGAGGTCAACTCCAAGACTATTGACGGTAACGAGTGGTGTGTCCGCTTGTCCCCAGGGAACAAATAAATTGTACTCCTTGGTGACAAAGTGAGGTTGGAATTCGGATACGCAAGTTTGTGTGGGCCATGGTAGTGCAACTAGGCACATGACGGCCACGCACAACAAAAGCGCGTAGTACCTGGGCCCGGCAGAGAATTCACCCCTTGCTCTCAACACGAGGGATGCTGCCAAGCTCTTCTTCGACGCGAATCCAAATAGCCAGATGAATGGGACCCAGGATAACCAAGTCCCGGCCACGGGTGAATCCCATGCCTGTTCACTAACATTCTGGTCGCGTAGCTCACTTTCCATAACGAACCCAACCAATCGCGAGGCGTCCCTTTCACCGTTACCTCGCACGATGGCCGTG